CGAACCCGAACCCGAACCCGAGCCAATGCCCGAGCCAGAACCCGAGCCAGAACCCGAGCCAATGCCCGAACCAATGCCTGAACCTGAACCAGAAGAAGAATCATCGGGAACTACATATTCTTATGATGTAACAAGTAATGGATTTATTCATTACATTATTAATGGAGAAAACGATCCAACATTAACTATTTCGTTGGGTGACACATTAAGACTAACTAATAATTTAAATGCTCATCCATTATACATTAAAACCGCTTTAGGTTATGGAACCACAAATCAAATAACTGATGGTTCAGTAACAGGGCAAGGTTCCACTAATGGAACGGTAGTTTTTACTCCTACAAGCATAGGAACATATTATTATCAATGCAGTGCTCATCCTGAGATGAATGGAATAATTCAAGTTGAATATTAATAAATTAATTTAATTTAATAATATAATGGAAGAAAACATATTAGGTAATATAAATTTTGGTAATATATCAAGCGAATTACAAATTTCAGATCTACAAGTATATACAGATTTAAGTTTTGTTTATTTACGAGGTAATAAATTGTTAAATAAATCTATTAATATTGATTTACTTTGTTTTAAAATAGAAAATATAGATGGAACAATAATTTCAAATATAGAAAATTATATAATAGAAGAAAAAAATAGTAACTTAGTTTTAAAATATAAAAACACTGGATCTCCGATATCCATTGAAGCTAGTAAAGAAATAGCATTTGGTAAAATAAAATACAGAGAACCAGAACCAGAACCCGAACCAGAACCAGAAACTAGTTATACAGACGATATATTTATAATATTAGACACAACTAGTACGGGTACGATGAAAGCTATGTATGAAGGAAAAGAAATATTAAACTATGAACCAGAACCAGAATTATATATAATTAATGAACCAGAGTCCGAGCTACCAGAACCAGAACTCGAACCCGAGCCAGAGCCCGAGCTAGAACCCGAACCTGAGCCCGAACCCGAACCTGAACCACCAAAATCAGAACCCGAACCCGAACCAGAGCCCGAACCAGAACCAGAAGTAAAAGAGCCAGAACCCGAACCAGAACTTATAGGTATAGGAGTTATAGTAAAAGGTTATTTAAATGATAGTAATTATGTAAAAGTCGATAAATTAGATTTCAACAATGATTTTAAATATGTAATAGATAATTCATATGCAGTAAATAATATAGTAACATTTTCTACTACACATATTTCTTCATCAACATATGAAAATTCTGATATTTCAGCCGCATTAATTAAATCATTAACAGATGATAGTTATTATTATTTAAGAAAACATCCAGTATCAAATAGCATAGAAAAAAAAATTAAAGTTAATGATTATTTACTACCATTAAATTAAAGTAAATTATTAATAAATTTATAACCGAAACTTGGTCTATCTGTGTAATACTCAGACAATTTTTTAGATTCAATATTAGAGTCTTGTGTTGAATAAATAACTTTTTTAATACCTAATTCTTTAAGTTTATTAAAACAACTCAAACAGGGTCTAGAATCTCTGAGTTCTCCTTTACTATCAATCCTTACTATATATAATTTAAGTTTTTTCATAAATTTTTCGCCTTTTCGTTTATCGAGGACCTACTTTGCTATTCTTACAAGCAGAACGAGTAGCGGCAATCTCAGCATGACATGAGCAACAATTATTCAAAAATCCATCCTTAGAGTAATTCCTGTAATTATTACAACCAGTGCCTACAACCCTACCTTCGCGTACAGCAACACATCCATGCCTCTGAAGCATAGAAGAGCCTTCAGCCAACTCACAAGCCAGTGAAATAAATCGTTCATCATTAATAGAAACCATCTTGATTAGATTAAATTAGTAATTTATCTTTATTTCAATTTTAAATTGAATTAAAGATAAAGATCTTTTTAAAAATAATAATATGACTCATTACATAAATAGTATCGAATATCGCAAAGGAGAAGATGACCTTGAATATACATATGAAGAATTCCAAGATTATTTTGGCGATGAAGCTGATGCAAAATGGAAGGAAGCAGGCGCCAAAGCAACTAGAATAAAATTTGACCAAAACAAAGTAAAGTACAAACTATATTTATATATTGATGAAGATGACAATATATTAAAAGAAAAATACAAAATGGCGGTTAACAAATGGAATAATATGGTAATGAGTAGCAAATATCCAGATGCAGGATTTGATTTATTTACACCATTAAGTGAAAAATCTGACCTTAAAAGTAAAGTTAATAAAGTAGATTTTAAAGTTAAAACAGCTATGTACAAAGATAATGAACCTGTATCATTTACTATGCATCCACGTTCCAGTATTTATAAAACACCATTTAGGCTAACAAACAGCACAGGAATAATTGACTCAGGTTATAGAGGTAATCTCGGAAGTGTATTTGATATTCTCCCGAAAGAAGGAATAGCCAAGCTAGTATATGAAGAGAAAGATTATGATAGATATGTTCAAATTTGTGCACCATCTCTAAAAAGATTTAATGTAGAGATAGTAGAAAATGAAGAACTTCTGGGTATGGATACAGAGCGTGGTTCAGGTGGATTTGGTTCAACAGGGCGTTGAATCTAAGAACTTCTAGACCCACAACATATAGATAATAGTACACCGAGTATAAACCATGTACAAAGAAGTCCAATAATAAACTCAAAAATAAAAGACATTACTATAAATTTATAATAAAATGTATAGTAATTTCAATTTTTTAACTATATTATATATAGATGTTATGTTATAGTAATGATGAGGAGACGACTAGTAGTTGTTGTTTAAGTATAGAAATGGAACAAAAAGAAGAAGAAAAATTAACAAAAGAAAGATTAGAAAGATACTTTAAAAAATGGAAAGAAGACAAGTATAATATAGAATACAAAGTAAAAACAATAGATAGTGACAGTAATCCAAGTGATTCGAATTCTTCGGATATAGATGATGATGATGATAACAATCCACAAACATATGAATTAGAATATTATGGTGAGAACAAATCTCATGTACCTTATAAAAAGCTTAGCTACACTGCTATAGAAAAGAGCATAGATAAATATCATAATAAACCACATGATAAACTATCATCATCATTAGACATATTATCGACATATCTTAAAGGTCAAAGATACATATATATGGAATCAAAATATCATTGTGAAAGACTATTAAATAGGTTGATGGTTCCAGCAATTATGTTGTCGGGAACAGGAGCAGTTCTTTCCCAAGTATTGACAGATGGATGTGATGTTCATTCTTGGAAATCTTTGTTATTATCTTCATTAAGTGCAATAGTAGGTTTTTTAATGGCAGTTATAAATTATTTAAAACTCGATGCTATGGCAGAAGCACATAAAATATCTGCTCATCAATATGATAAATTGCTTTCATCTGTAGAATTTTCATCTTGCACAATATATTTGTTTCCAAATGAATCAGGGGATAAAAGTATAAATAATGTTGTAAAAAGTAAAATTTTAGATGTCGAAAAAAAAATAAGTGAAATTAAAGAAACAAACCAATTTTTAGTACCAAGAGCAATAAGAAATAAATTACCTATAATTTATAATACAAATATAATAGCGGTTATTAAAAAAATAGATGGACATAGATCAAAAACAATTAATAATCTTAAAAATGTAAAGAACGAATTAAGATTTATAAATCAATTACAAAAAATGAGAAGGTATAAGTTGGATGATAGAAAGAGTGATAGATTGACCGAATTATATAATTGTAAAAAAAAATATATAAAACAAATTTTAATATTGAAATCTGCTTATTCATCGATAGATCAAATGTTTTTACAAGAAATAAAAAATGCACAACAACCAAGTTGTTGTCATAGACATATGGTATACAAAAATCCAGAAAAAATTCATAGATTTTTATTTGAAATACTAAATCCTTTCGAGAACTATGAAGAAGTCAAATTAGATATTAACGATTAGTATCCTCATGTATTTCACCCAAAGCATTATTAATATTTTCCTCTTTTTGTTTTTCATCCATCAACATTACTGCCATCGCCGCATAATTATGTAGATCGATAAGTGTATCACGAATAGATTCATTTTCAACAAAATTAACACCATTTTTAGTAATGTTTTGAAGTCTTTGGATTTTATCACCCATCCTAACAATTACACCAACAGGTCCATAATTAGCGAAAGCATCACCATAATCAGCATTTTTTTTCATAAAAAGTTTGAAAGCTTCTTGTTGAACAGCATTCATCTGAGTTTCACGCTTATTCTCAATAAGTTCGCTCATCTTTATAACAATATAAATAATAAATTTAAATCAATTATTTATATATGAATAAAAGTCCTTCTGATGTAGCTTTAGTGTTGGGTGTAGAAACATTATGGTTAATTATACCAATAGTATATGGTATAAATTTGACAATAAAATCTAAAAAAAGAAATTACTATATATTAATACTTATAATTGCAACTATTTTAGCAAATAATTTATCGGTATTGCATTGGCGATATAATTCAAGAAAAGAAAGTTTACTTCATAAAATAGATGTATTATTTGCAAGAATTCTTTTTATAACATTATTACTGCTTGGAATTAATAAGAAGCAACACTGGTTATATTCTATATCATTGTTGTATGCATTTTTTGTAAGTTTATTTTACTTTATAAGTGAATATTTTTTCAAGATAAAAAAATATGACTTAGCAATGTTTAATCATTTAACATTTAGATTTATAGGATTTTGGTGGGTTCATACAACTTTTGCTGCTTATAATAATATAAAATTTTATGATTATTTCAATAAAAAATATCACTTTTTATGGAGTTTCAGTTATTATTTACATTGTTTATTATTAACAATATATTCAAAAAACAATAAAATAAATAAAAAAATATATGATTTATGTTGTTTCACTTTAATATTATGGATAATTATTTGTGGATTTTTCATAAAAAACATAACTGGAAGAAAATACCAATAAAGTATTTGATACAATTTTATACAAAGAAGTATAAAATTGTACTCGCTCAACTTTATTTTAAATAAAGGAGCCAATACATATGCATATAATCATCCAAGCCTATTGAGCACGTCCACGAAATAAGATTAAAGTCTATAAGATTAGTTTGCTGTAATGATTTCGGTTATTATGCTGAAATCTTCATTAAAAAATTTTCCGGCAAATGCTGCTGCTGTAATCACTAAATAAAATAGGATTTATTGCTGTTATGATTACATATTATTATCATTTTAAGATACTCTTAAAATAATAATTTGCTGGGATCTGGGTTATGAAAAAAAGTCATATTAAATAAGTTGCTGTTATGATCCCAATGGCAATATAATAGACAAAGATGTCTTTAAATAGATTAAAAATTGATATTAATAAGAAAATTAGATAGTTTATAACTATGGAGTTTTGTATGCATTTTGATGGAGGTGCAGATCCTAATCCAGGAAAGGCAGGAGCCGGTGCTGTTATATATAAAAATGGTGAAGAATTCAAAACAGCATCAGTTTATGTAGGAAAAAAAGAAACAAACAATACTGCTGAATATGTTGGACTAATAGAAGGTTTAAAATTAGCATTTAGTAATGATATTACAAATTTAGTTGTTAAAGGTGATAGTCAGTTGGTAATTAAACAAATGAAAGGTGAATATAAGGTAAAAGCAGAAAATTTAAAAATTTTACAAATTAAAGCAAAATTACTAGCAGAGAAATTTGAAAATATAGAATTTATTCATGTTAAACGAGAATTAAATAAAAGAGCTGATGAATTAGCTACATTAGGAAGAGATAAAGATAAAATAGAACCAACAAGAACACGAGAACCAGAACCAGCACCGATACTTATAGGTCCGATATGTCACATGTTTGATGAAAGATGATTTAAACTGATATTATATATATATAAGATAATGTATCGTAGAGGCTATTTTTCAAAGAAAAAACAATTTAATATTAAAGATAGTGATTTTCCAGTATTAACACAAGCAATTATAAAAGAATGTAAATTAAATTTTAAAGATTTAAAAAGTCCAGATGAAGATAAAGAAGAGAAAATTAAAGAAGGATGGACAAAATTATATTATAAAAATAATAAAATAATAAGAGAAGATAATCCAGTAAAAAAAGAAAAATTAAAACAAACATTTAAAAGAGAACCTACATTGGAAGAAGAATTTTGTGAAACTATTTTAAAAATGCGTGAAAGGTGGGAAACTTATAATATGGAAAAAGGTTATGAAGTAGATTATGATTTCTACTGTGATAAAAATGAATATGAAGAGTCAGAACCCGAACCTGCATCTGATACAGATGAGTATTATGATATGAACGAAGATTTAATTGAAAATAAACATTATGATGATTAGTTTAGTTTATTATTATTTAATTTTATTTAATAATAATGGATGATGAAGAAAATGTACTAGAAGATGAAAATCTAGATTTAGAATGGATAAATAACTTTGAAGAAGAAAACAAATTATATGATAAATTCAAGATAGAACCAAACAAATATATAAAAATAAAATTTATTTATATTGATATCAGTAATAATATTGAAAAAATAAAGAATTGTGTATTAAATTTATCTTTAATTAACAAAATCAGAAAAGAAGAATTATGTTATAACATAATTAGAAATAAAGAAAATTATAAATTAACTAGTATTGGATTACTAACAATTAATACTATAAAGATTGAAGATTTATATAGTGATATTCCAGAAATAGAAATTAAACCCATAAGTTTTATAAATGATATTGAAATACCGAATAGTATGAATATTTTCAAAGATGTTAATACTTTAATAATTTTATTAAACAAACAAAAAACAATAACCAAAAATACAACTAAAAAAATAGTGTACAAAATAAAGTCTAAAACAAGGTCTAAAACAAAGTCTAAACGACTTAAAGACATGTGTGATTCTAAAGATAACAATGTCAGCACTAATGATGGGTCTAGATAATCACACAATACCCACGCAAGAAGGAGAGAACGCTCATCCAGAATACAAATATAATAAAAATGAAATGATAACACAATTATTTTTTCAATTAGTGCGTACAAAAGATGAAAAATCCAAATTAGATTTAATTAATAAAACAAAAGAAATTCTTTGTAATGGTACAATTAAAGAAATAACACTTTTATATAAAGTAACAGGTTACACAAGAGATATTATAGCTGGAAAAGGTGAATATGAATTATATTATATGCTTATAATGTGTTGGTATGATTATAATCCAGAACTAAGTAAATTTTTAATTGAAAAAATGGTATATCTTATGAAAGATAGGGAGCAAATACATCCATATGGATCGTGGAAAGATATAAAATTTTTTTGTCAATATTGTTATACAAAAACATCAAACAAAGAACACCCACTTATAAATTATGCGGTATCTTTATTAGTAAGACAATTAAAAAAAGATGTTAACGAAGAAGAAATATCTTTGGCAGGTAAATGGTGTCCAAGAGAATCTTCAAAAAAATTTCAATGGTTATATAGAAAGATATGCATGATTTACTACAAAGAATATTATGATACCGCTAAAGATAACACATCATCATTTTTGAAAGCCGACAAGAAGGCTAAAATGAATCTTCGTAAAGTATTATCAAAATTAAATCATAAATTAGACACAGTACAAATTAAACAATGTAATAAAACATGGCAAGATATAGATCATAATAAAACTACATCAATAACACTTAATAAACAAACAAAAGCATTTCAAAATGTAAAAGATGGTAAGATGCGGTATGATGATGAAGATAGAATTCGATGTGCAGAAAATTTTATAGAATTCATTAAATCTAAGAAAGATAATAACCAAAGTATAAAAGGAAAACGTGTATCAATATATGATTTTGTAAAAATGGTATTACAACAAAATTGTCAAGATAAAACTACTATAGATGCTATTAATCTGCAATGGGAAAATAATAAACAATTAAATTCACCATTAAGTAATTTTATTGCTATGGTAGATACATCTTGCTCGATGGAAACAGAAAATTGCCAACCATTATATAATGCTATTGGACTTGGAATAAGAATAGCAGAATTATCTAAACTGGGAAAACGTGTTTTGACATTTAGCCATAACCCAGAATGGATTAATCTAGATAATGAAAAAACATTTTGTGATATGGTTACTAAAGTTAAAAAAGCAAGCTGGTCTGGAAATACAGATATATACAAAGCATTTAAGTTAATTTTAGATGTAATAGTAAATAATAAAATTCCAGCTAATGAAGTAGAAAATATGGTATTAGTAATTTTATCAGATATGCAAATAGATAATAATATCCAAAATAGAGATCAAAAAGTATTATTTGAAAACATTAAATATATGTATCATATTACTGGGTTACAAACTATTAATATTCCATACACCCCCCCACATTTAGTATTTTGGAATTTACGTTCAACATCAGGATTTCCTACATCATCGAATGATTTGAATAGTACGATGATGTCTGGATGCAGTCCTGTTATGTTGAATGCATTCTGTGAAAAAGGTATGGATTACTTAAAAAATATTACTCCAATTAAATTCTTGGAAGATATTTTAAGTAATGAACGTTATGATTGTTTAGAAAGAGAATATTTAAATCAAATATCATCAAAATCTATTTCATCACAATCATCTTGAATAGATGTTATATTTCCACTAAAGTCTTCAATAATATTTTCATCATTATCATCTTTATTAGTAAATAATACACTATCATCTTGTGGTTCTTCTGTTTCACTTACAGAAGCGAATATTTTCCAATTATTTGGAAGTTTCTTGAGTTGTTCTATATCGGACTGATTATACACTTCAAGAAGATCACATTTTTCTTTTTTATTACAATCAACTATTTCCCATTCACGTTTACCAATTAAAATCCAATTTCCCACATTTACACAATTATCTCTCTTTCCACGACCTCTAAATTTATTACGAATAATACATATTCGCTGAATACCATCAATACAAAGAACATCCATCATGGCATTTCCAAAATGTTTAGTAACAACTGCATAAATTTCACCTTCTTCAGTTGCAACCCGTAGTTTAGAAGAAACAGTTCCCACAAACTTTCGCCCTTGGCGTTTAGCTTTATTTCCACCAGTCTTATTTTTAACCATTGCGTTTATTTACAAAACATAAATATTATAATTATATTTCAATTTTTTATAAATTAAAATATAATTATATTATATAATGGGTAAAAATGCTTGGATGGATCATGTAAAAGAAGTGAGAAAAACACCTGAAGCTCAGAATTTATCATTAAAGGAAATTTTAAAACTTGCTAAAAAATCATACAAAAAAGTAAGTGATAATGTTAATGAAAAAGTAGTAAAAGCTGTCACTGCTAAGAAAGTAAGCAAATCTGTTAAAAGAGTATCAAAAACTTTATCTAAAAAAGTCAAAAAACCTTTAACAGGTAAAAAGAGAAGAAAGAGAAGAGGAAAGAGATCATACAGAAGAAGCCGTAGATCTTAAATAATATCCCTTATATCTATTTTGTTAATGTAAAGTTTCATTAATTCAAATAATTTTATATTATCTTCTAAATCATTTTTAGAATATAATGATTGTATATTAGCTATACCTTGCTGTACCGATGGCCTTTTCTCTGGATCATAATGCAAAGATAAAAGAGTATATTCATAAAACCTATTTAATAATTTGTTTTTAAAAAATTTATTATTAAAAATCAAGTCAAATATTTGTAAGTTTAATATTGAAATACTATATGAATCCCAAGTATACCACGATATTGATATTAAATACTTTATTAAATAACGAACATCTTGACCTATAAATTGACTATAAAATTCAATTGATTTTATTTTATAATTATAAATAAATTGCTTACTAAAAACTTTTTTAAATCTTTTATTAGAATAAGAAAATTCACTACAAACTTTAATTATATCATCTTCTGTAACACGAGAATCAAGTTTGTTAAATTTTACAAAATAGCATATTAAATGAATTTCTAATGCCCATGGGGTATATTCTGGATGATAACTATAAAAATAAGTTTTATAAGTTTTATCCGATAAATTATTTTTTAATATTGATATTCCAAAATCTATTATTATTGGATAAGAATTCTTTCTATTTAAAATAATATTTTCTGCTTTTAAATCAAAATGTATCAAAGAACTATCAATTAACTTTTTAATTGATGACAATAATTGTTTATTAATTTCTAATAAAAATAAAATGATTTTTGAATTATAGTCTTTAAATAAAGTATATAAAAATGCCTGTTTTTCTATATAAGGTATAAACATAATTTTGTAATCTTGCATTTCATGTTTTATAATTTCACATTTATCTAAAATATCTGGTTCATTTAATTTTTTTATATTAACATCACAAGATTCTATAACTGGAGCAAAATGTAAATTAAAATTATTGATTTTTAAAATTATAGAACCAATATGTATCTCTCTATCAGTCCATTCAGCGTCTACTTGAAGTTTAGTTACTAATTTATCATTATCTAATGGCTTTCCATCACAAAATAATCCAGGATAATAAACACAGCCGTAACCACCTTGGCTTAATAACTTAACACTCATATATTAAACATACTTAAAAATATTACGGAAATTAATTTAATGCAATTATTATACATACTATCGGTCATCATACTCTCAAATGGACTATCTATTCCAAAATCACCAATAAAACAAACTAAACAGATTGCTACTATAGGACCTTCTTGTAATTCTTTAGAAAAATTATCAGAGTTACACCAAAATGGTGTAGATATATTTAGAATAAATTTATCACACGGCGATAAAGATTTGATGACCAAAACTATTGAAGATTTACATAAAATAAAAAAAACAAGTAATAAAAAATTAGAAATTATGATGGATCTTCAAGGACCTAAACATAGAATAGGAAATATGAAAACATCTATTCTTAAAGAAAATAATAAATTTATTTTAGATAAAATCGACAAAATTGGTAATGATAAAAGAGCATTTTTACCACATGATGAGATTTATTATCATATTGAAGAAAACGATACTATACTATTAGACGATGGTTTGATAGAATTAAAAGTTGATAAATGTATTGATTACTCTTGTATAGTAACAACTATTATTAAAGGTGGAGAACTTAAAAGCAAAAAAGGAGTAAACCTTCCTTATGTAGATATTAACTGGATTAAACCAACCAACAAAGATATTATTGATATAAGTTTTATTAATAATTTAGACATAGATTGGGTAGCAGTATCTTTTGTAGAAAGCCATAAAGATATAATAAATATATGGAGATTATTGAAGAATAAGGTAAAAATAATGGCCAAAATTGAAAGACCAAAAGCAGTTGATGATTTAGATAAAATTATAGAATATAGTGATGGTATAATGATAGCACGTGGTGATTTAGGTGTAGAAATGGGAATAGAAAAAGTACCTTTTATACAAAAATTAGCTATCAAAAAAACAAAAGCTAAAGATGCTAATTGTGAAGCAATCGTAGCTACTCAAATGCTCGAAAGCATGGTTAATAATAAAGTGCCAACCAGAGCAGAAGTATCAGATATAGCCAATGCAGTTATAGATGGTGCAACCGGTGTTATGCTTTCAGCTGAAACATCTGTAGGTAAATATCCATTAGAATGTGTAAAAATTCAACGTAAAGTTATAGAAGAAACCGAGCGTTTTTATGATGGAATACTAAATCTGTAATACATATTTTTGTATGCTTTCTTATATCTTTTATAATCATCGCTATCTTTATCAATATTATCAATATCATTAATAAATTCATTAAATCCTTTATCTGGTTTATAATCTTCTTTTTTAATATTTTCACTTATATGTTTATTCATCATAACCAGTACATCATAACCAACTGAGACATA